ATTGGAGCTTCTTCTGATAGGAACTCGAAATAATCACATTCAGTTAATAATTTACCTAATATTCTTTGTGCTATCTCTCTTTTAGTTACGTTAGTCTGTACATTCTTGCTGTCGGTTACTAAAGGTGGTTCGTCTTGTAATGGAACCGATCTTTCTATTTCTATTATTTTAGGTGTTAATTGTGTGGTTATCTCAACCCTTCTAGAAAATGAAGCTTGTGGTGATAGGTTACCACATATTAAATCAGCTTCCCTTAAAGGTATTTGTTTGTATTTATTATCACCTGAAGTTCTGATGGCTTTCATACAACCTATAAACTTTTCGTCTATAGCTATATTATCTATAATTAAACCACCTTCATCTATTATTTTATCATATTCGTCGTAAGTACCTACGAGGTAGTATACGTCTTCACCGTATGGTATTCTGTAATAAGGTATACCATTAAATTCAGAAGGTTTACCGAATTCATTTGTGTAAGTAGTGTCGGTAAACACATCTTCTACAGTAAGGCCTGTTGCCGAATAAACCTCTAGTGTTATTTCCTGTCTACTATTAATGTCGTTAACCTCACCTCTGTTGATAGTTACGCTTGTAACAGATTCTTGGTCGTTAAATATACTATCTATATTATTAGAATTTATTTCGCGACCATTATTAGTATAACATTTTACGGATTCATCAGTAAATACATTTAATATTAACCATTTAGCTACAGATACGAATCTTCTTGATGCTAATTTATTGTTATACCTCTGCATAGTACTATCAGTTTCACCTGGAGCTGATGGTGAAGCGTATGCAAGTACTTCTATTGTTAAGTTATAGTCTTTTACAGCAGCATAGGTTGATGCTGTTAGATTAGATGTTTCTGTTTGTAGTGATAAGTATTGTTCTTCATACCCAAAAGATCTTGCTGGATAATTATCTCTATCTTTTTCGAAAAAGTATCTAGCCCCATCTTTGGCTTTATTACCTATTGTTTTATCGTATCTAACCCAAAACTCTTCTTTTGGTACAACCGCACTACCACCAGCTTCCGCTCTTTTGTATCTGTGGTTTTCTTTATATATCGGATCCGTAGTATCTGAAATAGATGCTAAACCTTTATATATTTCAAAATATTCATTGTAAGGGTCAACAGAGAAGTCTTCGGACCCACTGTAATTTCTTACTGGTATATCGTTTTCGAAGAATAATGTATATTCTGGTATGATAGGACGTTCCAATTCATTAGACTCTATCTCAATACTAGTACTCTTAAATGAACCACTACTTTCTACTGATTCTCTTATTTTTTCATTTGGTAGTCTAACGTCTAAGTCTGAAATAACTTTCTTAAAATATTCTATATCTGAATCTGTGAATACTCCCCATATTCTAGCTAATTCAAATATATCATACTCTAAACAACCAGCCCAGAAAGCTGCTAATAACTCATCTACCTCACCATCCGTTATGGAAGCGAATTCTTTAGATACCAATAAGTTTAGTATAGAAGGGTGATCGACTACTATATCCCAAGATAATGTACCACTCCTTTCTGTGTTGTTATATGTGTATATTGGTTCTGGCCTACCTATAAATTGGTGTGTTGACCAATTAGTGTTGGTGTCATCAGTAAATCTCATGTTATATGGTGGAAACCACATTACCCTACCTCCGTTTGGACCTTTTTCACATGGTGGTAAATCTTTGAATGGTAATGAGTCTCTCCAAGCTAAATTCTCTAAAGAGAACATATACTTTCTAGCTCTCTTTTCACCGAAACCTTCTACCACGGCATCACCTAGTCCATCACCTAATCTACCGTAACCTTCGTTTACGTTCAAGGCTGACGGGTGTATATTTAGGTTGCCGTATCTATCTAACACAGAGTTTCTTTCTTTTCTATTTAGTTCCTTCCATCTGATTAAGTCTGTAACCTTTGAAAAAGGTTTAGCTTTAGTCCATGTTCTACAAAGTTCTACTTCGTCATATAACTTTTTATCTACTCTATTTCCAGCGGCATCTAAACCTGGTACTAGGTAATCATAACCTATTACTTCTTCGTCTTTATTTAATCTAGCTTTTTTAAATGGTGATATAACTCCACTACCTTTAGGGCTGAAGTTGTAACCATCATAGAACTTTGTTTTAGTTTGATCTATCGATCTAGATATAACATTTACGTCACTATCGTTAAGTAATTCTTGAGTTTTACTCATTATAGATGAACCTCTAAATTGTCTAGATTTAGATAAGTTATCTCTTTCTAAGTTCCTATCCCATTTAAAGTCTACGGCTCCGTCACCACTACCGCTACTAAAAGCACCTATGGTTGGGTCCCAGTATTTCTCTTCTGTACCACCTCTCCATATGAAGGTAGTTTGTAATGACCCGTATTTAGATACGTCTTCAACACCTGGTTCTGTATAGTAACCAACCGTTCCATTTCTAGTCGTTAACTCTGTAGTTAATCTATTGCTAGAGGTTACTTGGTTACCATTTTTATCCGTTAATAAGTTGAATATCCTAGATGTTGAGGTACCCATATATGTTTGATCTAAAGATGGATCAAAATCATTACCTTTTCTTAATCTTTTATATGTTCTTCTACCAGAACTATTAGTTAAGTCTGGTATATAGTCTGGTGAATATTTGTTTAGTGTTAAATTGGAGAAAGTCATGAATCTTTGACCTTTACCAGTTTCTCTTAACCTTTCCTCATCTCTAGAGTCTAATTTTTGGTCAGAGTCATAATCAGGTAAACCAGTCGGTTTTAATAGTACAGAATCATCTGGAAAGAAAGCTGATGATAATCCACCTAAACCTGTGACGTCTGAGACGAAACTAGCTAATTTACCTAGACCACCTTTAAAGGTGGTTATATCCGCATTACCTCTTTCTAAAATAGATGATGGGTTTTTTAAAGCTTCAGCTATTTTTAATGGATTAGTTAACATTTCATCGAATGTTACTAAACCTAGAGCTTCGGCCGCTAATTTAGATGCTAATCTAGCTTCTAAGTGAAACCTTAATTCGATAGCACCTATTTGTGCTAATAAAGTATCGTTTTTAAGACCTGGTTCTGTTAATAGATTGGCTATGTTTAAGTCTTCACCTAATAAAGCACTCAAAGGTGTTGAAGCTGTAGGTGTGTTTAAGAAATCACCTAAAACTAAATCTGTAGGATCTGAATTATTTAGTTTATCTTCTGTTAAATAAGGGTTTTGAGGTGTATTAGGTGATTGGTTTAATATTAAATCAGCTAATATATCATAAACCACAGTAGATTCTGGTTGATACAGGTTTTTAGCGTTAGCGTTTAAGTATTGTATCTGTAAAGGTGTTAACTCATTTTGGTTTTGTACTATGTAGTTGTTTATTATAGTATCTGAACCAATTGGTATAGTTCCAGGATTTGCTAATGTATAGGAATCTGTAGCATCGTTAGGGTCTTTAACTAAGTTTAAACCTAGTAAACTTAACCTTAATGGTGACGCATCAGTCTGTACATCCCCTGGGTTCACATTAGAGAATGTGTTTATAGACGTATCTAAACCTCTACCAGCTAAATACTGGGCTGTTAAGGCTGCGTTTGCTGTAAGTGTACCTAATCCACTAGTTATGTCCGTAGGAGTGCTTAAAGTCATGTTTAAGTTAATCGTCCTAGGTAACAAAGCATCGTTTACTAAGTCACCAGGATTTATAACATTAAAATCGTTTATGATAGTAGGTGTTCCTCTACCTGCTAAGTATTGTGCTGCGAAAGATCCGCTTAGGGTTGATAACCCAGTAGTTATATCTGTTGGTGTGGTTAAACTTTTATTTAAGTTTAATGTTCTTGGTATTAAAGCGTCTGCTGATACATCTCCAGGATTCGTATTTAAGTAATCGTTAATTACTGTATCTATACCTTTTCCAGCTAAATATTGGGCTGCTAGTGTACCAGTTAAACTAGTTATCCCAGCAGTTATGTCTGTTGGGGTGTTTAGTGTTCTATTAAAGTTGTTTGTTCTAGGTGTTACAGAATCCGTTACTATATCACCAGGGTTAGTGTTAATGAAATCATTGATAACACTGAAGGACCCTCTACCAGATAGGTATTGAGCAGAGAAAGCGCCAGTAAGATTGTTGATACCAGCTGTTATATCTGTTGGGGTGTTTAGTGCTCTAGCGAAATTAGAAGTCCTTGGGGCTATTGCGTCACTTAGTACATCACCTGGGTTAATATTAGGTGATGTGTTTATTGGTGCAAAAGCACCTCTACCAGATAGGTATTGGGCTGCTAGTGCTCCACTTAAAGTACCTACTCCACTTGTTATATCTGATGGAGTATTTAAAGTTTGTGCTAAATTTAAAGTTCTTGGTGATAACGCATCTGTTAATACATCACCAGGGTTTGTAACTATAAAGTCGTTAATGACACTAAATGAACCTCTACCAGATAAATATTGAGCTGATAATGCTGTGTTAGCTGTTAAGTTATTAACACCACTTGTTATATCTGATGGAGTGTTTAAGTTTCTAGCTAAATCTAAGTTTCTAGGTGCTACCGCATCTGTTAATACATCGCCAGGATTTATAACGTTAAAATCATTAATAACACTAAAAGCTCCTCTACCAGATAGGTATTGAGCCGCTACAGTTGTGTTAGCTGATAAATTATTCACTCCACTTGTTATATCTGATGGGGTGTTTAGATTTTTACCTATATCTAATATCCTTGGTGTGATAGCGTCTGTTAATACGTCACCTGGATTTGTATTGGTATAATCATTTATTACGGTTAGCTCACCTTTACTGTTAACTATATTAGCAACGTATTGTTGGTTACTATTTAAATCATTTAAACCAGTAGATATGTCTGTTGGTGTGTTTAATGTTCTACTTAACACTGATTTCCTAGTTGGTATACCATCCGTATCGACATCACCTGGGTTTAGAACCTTGTAATCGTTTATAGGGGCATATTGACCTAAAGAACCTAGGTATGCGTTAACAGTTACTGAATTAGTTAAATTAACTAACCCTGTGACAACATCTGGTGTTGCTTTTAGGTTTAGTTTTAGTATTTCGTTTCTAAACTGTTCTGAAGTATTATAAAGACTCATATATTATAAGTTTATTAATTTTTATATATTGTTAATCGGTGAAACCCCAAAACTGACTCTGTAGTTTGCTGAACCTTGGTTTTGTTGGGCCATCGTAGCTTCTATATATTTACCAAACATTTGAGGGTCTGATGCATATAATTCTTCAGCTGTTATGGTTTTCGATCCATTAGGTGTATCGTGCTCTATTGTCCCAGACACGTTAACTACCATAGTCGAGTTATTATTTGATCCGTTAGATGAATACGTGTTTCTTGCAGCCATTTCATCTATAAATGCAACCGCATCACCCTTAGAACCTTTTATTATCCTACCATCGGAATACACCATGGCATCTTGCGCTGATTCTATTGTCGGTGGTGGTGGTAAAGTGTATGTGTTCTTAACTTCATCGTCATCGAAAAAAGCATCTTTAATCCCAGCGGTTATTAGACCACCTGCTGCACCGATAAGAGCTCCTATTGGTGTAAATAACGCTCCACCTGCCGCACCAATAGCTGCTGCTGAGGCGTATGTACCAGCTCCAGTATCATTATTTTCAGCTCTGGCTACATTTCCTTGCATCATTTTAGCTCTTACGGCTTCATCACCTCCAGCCATTTTTATGATACCCTCGTTCCTTTTACCGTTAGTTACAAAAGATTTAGCCATCAATTCTTGACCTGTATTACCTAAAGAACTACCGATTACTGGTATGTCTTTCATCGCAGAAAATATACTACCGAATATATATTGTACGTATGGTAGTATGGTTTGAGCGATAAATCCGACCATACTGGACATAACATCTTTTATTTTAGTAAAGAATTTACCTTCACCATCCATAATCCCTTTGGCGTCTGTTAAAAACTTATTAAAATCATTTAAGAAAAACTTTAACCCAGTATCTAGTGTACCGTCTGGTTTAAATAATTCATCTATAAAAGGGATCATTTGATTAGCTATAGCGTCACCTAAATCTTCTATTTTTTTAAGAGTTCCTTCGTCTTGTAGGAATTTATCTAATTGAGTGAATAATGGTGTTAAACCTATCGCAAATCTGTCTAAAACTATAGAGAATCTTTCACTTAAGTTAAGTCTTTGTTGTGCAGCGGATTCATTAGCTTTTCTAGCTGAAAGTATGTTTTTTAATTGATCCTCACCAGTTATATTACTAACTAATTTTTTGACACCATTAGGCATTTTTATCTCATAAGCACCAGACTTATTCATTGTCATTAGATTAGCTAAAGCTTGTTGATCATCGTCATTAAAGTTTAGTAAAGAACCAGCTGACTTATTCAATGCAGTTAATTTATCTAGTGTTTTAGTTTGTTCTATACCAGCGTTAACTACTTCGTCATAGTTTTGGCCTAAGGCTTCAACCTGTTCTCTTAATATCTGACGTTCAGCTGGTGGTATTATAAATTGACCATTCTTGTTTTTAGTAGCTATATTCTTAGCAGTATTAATCAATCTTTCGGCCATGCCATCAGCATTGTTCATTGATTCATACATTAAATTAAATGGGTTACCAAATTGTTGTGCCATCTCACCACCTAAAACCTGTATTCTAGCTGCCGCTTCAACCGCTTTTTCTGGACTAAAGAAAGAATCTTTAAATGATTTAATCGATTCAGCTAAATTAAATCTGAGTGATTGTGCTTTTGCCGATAATTTTGTTAAATCTTCAACACTTCTACCAAATGCACTACCAGTTAAATTTTTAACTACATCTGTAGTTGTTTTTAGTAGTTTGGTTTGATTTAAACTAAATTTAGTAGCTACTTTCCTTCCTTTATCAGCTGTCTTCATTGTGTCGGCTAATGAATAACCTAAGTTATCAAACTCACTAACCATGTCTGTTACACCCTGAACTCCTAGACCAGTACTGTATCCTAGTTTAACTATATCCTCTATTTCTTCATTACTAAATAAACGATTTTTACCAGTGTTTTCACTGAAACCTTTTATTATAGTAGCTATATCTTCTATCTTACCACCGTAACCAACTATATCGTTGTATAGAGTTGGCATACTCATAATGAGTTTTCTGTACTCATTATTTGTTAAACCTATATCCGCTGAAAGTCCTCCTACTGCTGACTGCATATTTAGGAACATTTTCCAAGCCTTCTCTATAGGGAATATAGTTTTAAATAATGCGGTACCTATAGATAAAGCTAATTTAAATATACCGCTTAATGGACTTAATAAATTACTCGCTATACTACCAAAGTTACTAACTCCAGCCATGACGCCACCTAGTTTACTGCTAGATGCTTTAGCCATTTTGTAGTTAACATCTGATATACCTTTTTCTACTTTAGCTTGTTCTATCTTACCTTTTAGGTGTTTTTTCTGTTCATCGGTTAATTGTGATGCTAGTTTTTTCTCAAGTTTAACCATTCTATTTATGGCTCTATCCTCTTTAACTAATTGCTTTTTAACTTTTTTTAGGTTGTTAGCGTCATCTACTTTACCCTTTGCCCACCTTTTTATGTTTTTACCTATGGTTTCTGATTTTAAATCCCATTGAAAACCTTCTTTCTTTTTAGATATAATGGCATCATGCATGTCTAACATGCGGTTCATTTGCTCTTCCTGAGTATTTTGATCTATTATACCATCTTTCCTAGCCTTATTTAAGGCTTCAGCAGCATTTTTTAAATCGTTTATGAAATCGGTTTGTGCCATATATTAAATTTAGTATATATTCTTTAAGTATAAATACAAAAGAAATTGTTTTACAATTGTATCTAACTTAAATTATTTATCATTTGTTGTAGTATCATTTTGGATGATAAAATAACTGTCTCATCAACACTATTGTCATTTGTATACCCCATTCTGTATATATTTTTTATCTTACCTTTAAGTACTATATTAAATTGATTACTGTTATAACCAATATTATTGTTAGTTAATTGATTTATATAATCTAAAGCGTAACCCTTTTTACCTTTGGTTAATTTACCTTCTTTAGTTATTATAGCATCATTCACATTTACTTCGTCAACACTGTAATCTTGGGTTGCGTCTATCGCTAAGTTGGTTACGTCAGTAGCTACGGCTATGGCTGTACCTATACCAAACACTGTTGATGCTATACCGCCACCCAGCGCTAATCCAGCTTGACCCCATTTACCCTCAACAGCATAACATATAGAGTCGAATATACCTATACCTAAACCTATGAGAGGTATTTTTTTTAATACTTGCTTGGCACCAGTTTTTAACATAGATTTAGCTATACCCTTAGCCCCAGATTGGGTTATTTTTTTCACCAGTACTCTTTTTAATTTTTTTCTACCAACACCTTCTACTGTAGTAAAACCCATTTTAACTAATTTACCCGTAGGGTCAGCTGAGCTATAATCTTTGTTATACGCTTCTATATCATTGTTTAACCCATTTAAGTATTTATCTTGGAACATTTGACCTGCACCCATTAACCCTTCGGATTGTATTTCTAACCCAGATTTCATTAACGATTGACCACCAACACCTACTTTTTCTTGAATAACTTTACCTATGTAGTATATTAATTTACCTGAGTAGAACTCTAAAGGTTTTAATAAGTGTTTTATGATGTAGGGTTGTATTATATCTATTGAATCGGATAATATTTTTGTAAAACCTTTTTGTGGGTCAGTCCATACATATAATAATTTATCTAACATACTATTAACAACTGAGGTAGCTCTTTTCATTATTTTTCCCCATTCCCCATCAAAACCACCTGTTATGAATTTAACCAAACCATCACTGTATGACTTAACTAAATTATCTAAGTTTTGAATAGTATTATTACTAGTGAAATATTTATCTAATACAACAAATACTTCGGAAAACCCGATCATAAATCTGTCAACAACCATGTTTATCCTTTCAGCTAGATTTTTCCTCATTATGGCTGATTCTTTGTTTTTTCTCTCTTGGTTAATCGTTTTTAATATACTAACGTTGCTAGGTATTTCGGATAACCTTTGGGTTACTCCGTTAGATAGTCTTATATTATAAGATCCGTCTTCATTTAAGGTCATTAAATTTTTAAGTAGTTCTGATTTCTCTTCACCTATATTTAATTCAAATATACCTCTCTTCTCTAAAGCTTTTATCTTATCTAAATCTTTACCTTGTTCTATCGCTACATTAAATAATTCTTCTGAGTCTTGACCTAATGCACTAGCTAGATTACGTATTATCTCACGATCTGCTGGTGATATTTCAAAACCGTTTTTACCTTTGAAAGCTTTGTCTTTTAGCGATTCTATTAAGTCTGCTGTTAATTGTTCTGGTTCTAATATACTTTTACCCATTAACACAAAAGGGTCACCAAAATAAAAAGCGAATTTACCTCCGAGTAATTTAGCTTTAGCGGCTACGTCAACTGCGATTTCTGGGTTTTTAAATGCGTCGGCAAAGTTTTTTACGGATTTAGAAACGTCTAACCTTAGTTTCTCAGTTTTAGTTACTAAATTAACCATACCTTTTAGACCCATGGTTATACCAAAACCAGTTAACGCCACAGTAGTTTTATTTACACTGTTTAGTATTTTATATTGGTTTAGGTTTATAGCCATAGCTTTATCTCTCACATATTCCGTGAAATCTAATGTCTCGTCCACTGAATATCCTAGATTGTTAAAGTTACCCACAAATTCAGCGGCACCTTCTGTACCTAGAGCTGTACCTAGACCTAATTCTATTATTCTGGTGTACTCTTCTTTGGAAAATAAATTATTTTTATTGGTTACGGAACTAAATTTACTGAACACTTTAGCTATATCTTCTAATTCACCACCTACGGTTAATACACCTAACATTATATTAGGTAAACTACCTAAAAAAGTACCTGATTCACTTGCTGTTAACCCAGCGTCTGCTGATATTTTACCAGATAGAGTTTGGAATTTTAAATACCATTTGTATGGTGCTAATATATCGAAGTTTTTAGGTATTAAGAATTTTACTACACTAATCGCTGCGTTTAATATACCTTTAGCTGCGCTTAGTAGTTTATCACCCACAAATATAGCTATCATAGCTAAAGGGTGTCCACCTTTACCGTATTTAGCCATACCACCAGCCGCTTTAGCTGTTTCCTTTTCTATCTTTTTCTGTATTTCAGCCATTTTTTTGGCTGCTTCTAGTTGACCTCTTCTATCTTTTAATAATTTAGCTAATTTCTTATTACCAGATTTACTGAACTTATGTTCTTTTTCTCTGTATTCAGATATTTTTTCAGATAAAACTTTTTGTTCCTTTTTAAAATCCTTAGATTTTTTTATATCATCACTAACTATTTTACTAATCCTTTTAAAGTATTTACCTAATGTCTCTTGTTTGAGATCTAATTTATAATCTTCTTTTTTTGAATTTACTGAATCTATGGCGCTGTTTAGTGAGTCAGTTAAAAAGTTTTTCTTTTTATACTCACTTATATTACCGTTTTTATTTAATTCATTAACCTGATCAATTATATCAGAGAATTTTGAAGTTAGATCCCCTTGAGCCATTTCTGTTTATTAAAATTTAAAGGTTAGTGATTTACCTGATATATCTGGTCTTACACCAAAACCTATAGCCGACTTTATTGATTTATAGTTACCTGGTTTATTCAATACGTTTAAAAACACATCTAAAGATCTACCTGTTAAAAAATTATATGTTATGGTTTTCACCTTTTTAGTATCTTTTTCAACAATAGTTTCTATACTCTCGTCATTAGATACTATTTTAACCAAACCATCTTGTTTAAAACTATCATCGACAGAAACGTCTAACTTGAAATTTCTACTTAATAGAGGTTTTAAATCACCTAGTTCTGGTCCAGAGTTCTTTTTAAGGTACTCATAGTTTTTACCTAGATTAACGTTTATGTCGGGTATTCTAAATCTTTCAATCTTACCTTCTTTCATAAGGTAGAATAGAATAGATAGGACTATAACACTTAATTTATTTAGTTCGACTAGATCATCACTCTCTAAACTGTATTTATACTGATAATGGTGACCTAAATAATTCTTCATAGCATCATCAACATCTTTATTAGCTCTACTGGCCATACTACCGTGTATTTCAGCGTGAGCGTTTGTTAAGAAATCGTCGAAGTTTTTTATTTCATTATTCGATTCACTTAACCCCTCCATAATCAACTTAACTTGAGATTCTGTTAAAATATATTTTTTCATTTTTGTTTTATTTATAAATATCACCAAAACAAAAAACCCGCAGTTAAGCGGGTTTTTTTAATTTCTCTTAGATTTAGCTTTTTGCATCTCTCTTTCTCTAGCTTCTTTTATCTTATCATTCTCTTCCATTAATATCTCAATAAACCTTCTTCTTTCAAATACTGGCATATTGATAACATCAGAATATGTAAAATTACCATGTTTGACTAGGACATAAGATTCATACATCATCTGATTTCTATAATCAGACGTAAGGCCAAAGAAACTTGGACGTAATGGGAAGTTCACCAAAAAAAAACTCTCCACTTGGAGCTTGTATATTAATCGTTAAATCTAGCCCTGGTTCGTTGTCGGTTATGTGTTTCCTAAAGCTAGATGAATCCATTGGAGACATTGAGTCTACGAATTGCATAATAGCTGATTTATCTCTGATACCATCTACTTCTGTTATTTGGTTCTGAAGTCTAAGTGTCATTATTTGAGATATCGCACTAGAACCTAATTTCTTTGTTCTAACTTGATCCTCTTTAATCAACTTCTCATCATCATTAGCATTTAGAAACCTAAATTTAACATTTTTTTGTGATCTAGGTAGTAAGAATGAACATTCACCATTTTCATCAGGATCTAGTTCTATAGATTTTACTGGTAATTGACTTATATCAATATCTTCCACAAACGTTTGATCTGTTTTAGGGTCAGTTAATTCTACTGGGTAAATTTCACCGTATCCAGTAGCTCTTAAGAAAAAGATGATAGCGTTTCTATCGCCTGGTAATAAATCACCAGCTTTGATATCTTTATCTAATATCTTCTTTTCTAATAAAACATCTAAAACCTTACCGCTCTGTAATAGGTTTGGTGAAGTTAGGATGTTTTCATCTGAGGCCGTCATGTAGGCTACTTTAACAGATGATTTTTTGTTTTTATAAAACATACCTTTAGAGGGTAGTTCAATAACATCATGAGCTGGTTCAAAATAAACTTGTTGTTCTGAGTTTTCCATATTTTATTTAATTTGTTTAATAATACTCTTTTTATAAATACTATAAAGTTTAGTTTGTATAAAAAATATAGTATTTATCTAAAAGTAAGAGTATATGGCTAAAAAGAAAGTTAAAAAGAAAAATAAAATGCGTTCAGTTAGAAAAAAGATGAATGGTACTTCTAAATTAGAGACTTCTTTTGCTGATATACTTACGGAATTGGGTATAAAATTTAAACAGCACTATGTTTTTAAGGAACGTGAATTCGATTTTCTTTTAACTGATCATAATATAATAGTTGAAACTCACGGTTGTTTCTATCATTGCTGTAAACAACATAACCCAGAAGCAAAATATGCTTTTCAAAGAGCTAACCTTAAGAATGATAAACATAAAGTTAAACTAGTTAAGTTTGATCATAAGTATACATTATTGGTTATCTGGGAACATGAAATGAAAGAGAATGATGTACTCGTAGAGAGAGTTAATAAATTTATCACTAAGCATAGTAAATTACTTAACGATTAATTTATTATAATTAAAAAAGGGACTGTGAATCACAACCCCTTTTATATATTTTACAATACTTATAGCTTTTATTAGTAAACCAATATACAACGGTCCATTCTTAATGTAGCTGAGATATCTGCAATTTCATCATCACTGTATTCTAATGACCCAAAATCAACATTAGTTAAGAAGGTACCTTGAAGTATCCATTTCTCAACAACAACACCAGTCGGATCTAACATCTCTAGTTCAATATCTTTTTTATAACCTGCGGCATAACCCATACGTCCAGTTACTGACTCTGCGTGTAGACGAACCCATTCCATTAAAGCTTGAGAAGCTGAAGGACCAATTGGATCTTTAAAGGTAACATCAATAGATTCCCAGTTAAATCTACCAGCAACATAAGTTGAGGTATTTAAGAAAGGTATTTCTACTTCATTTATTGTAACCTTTGGTCTAGATGTAGATATCACAAACCACTCGTTAATACCTAGTGAACTTGGAAATCTTAAAATAAATCTGTTCTTCTTCTTTGGTTCGTAAGGAACAGGCATTTTCATTAATAAGTTAGCCATATTTTAATATATTTAAATTTTCTTTATTGTTTCTTATAAATATCACCAATTTTCCCTTTGTACGGATAATTCTAAAAAAAAGTTATTTAATTACGATTTAATTAACTATATTTGCTAGACCCCTACAGGTACGTTGGTTATTATACTTTATTGTTTAATATAAATAGTCTCAAAACCTCTTTTATTAAAAAAAATCAAAAATAATTTACTAAAAACTTGACTTTGTGGTTTTCAATCCTTATTTTTGATAAGGCTATTATCCAGACCCCCCTATATATAAATAATATATATATATATAATAATATATAATATAATATAGGTACCTTATATATAATATATAATAATATTATAATAATATAATATATAATAATATTATAATAATATAATATAGGTACCCTTATATATATAAATTATAATAACTTTATTATATTATTATTTATCCAGCGCTAGCATCTATTTCTGATTTCTATAATAGACCAATCATTTAGATTCCTATTCTTAACTATTTACGCACTGAGTGATTTTTATATAAAACTTTATTAAACAAAAAAAAAGAGAGTAAATTAATACTCTCTTTTAATTTCTATTATTTTATGTTATTTAAATATCATCAAAAGATACATTTTGAGGTGTTACCGTAAATTCAAGTTCTATAAACTCAAGTGTTGGTGTAGGTTTAATAAAAATCTTACCTCTTAATGTGTTTCTGTCTCCATCTTCAATATCCATTTCAACTGAAACTCTAAAGTCTGTTAAACCTCTTTCTTTTCTAATGTTATCCAATATAGGGTTAACTAATGATAGGAATTGGTTTCTAACTGTAGTATCATTCGGATCGAATAATAATCTCTTAGAGACACTCATAATTAATCTTCTAGCTTGAAGTAATAGTCTTCTAATATTAAGTCTATCCAACGCACTAGATTTAACTTGTAAGTTTCTGTTACCCCATATAACAACCCCTACATCTGAATATGTAGCTAAAGGGTTAATTCTACCTGGGTAAAGTACATCTCTAGCTTCTTGATCTAAAGCTATACGAGCTCTATTACATTTAACCAAACCTCTGTTGTAACCAGCTGTAGCGAACCATGGGAAAGAAACGTTATCTGTATAAGCTAAATTTCTAACTACCTCAGCCGTTGGTGGGATATATAGGTTAGCATTATTATCAGTATCGTTTATCTGTATCCAAGGGTAGTATATAGCTGTATAACTAGAGTCTATTTCAGTACTCTCTAACTCGTCAACTATATCCTCAGCATAATACCAGCTTTCTGAATCAGAAGGGTTATTATTGTTAAGTAATTTAATATCTGGTAGAGTAGGTAAATAGATAGTATCTAATCTCTTCTCTTCAACTATTTCAATAGCATCTCTAACTAAGTCAGTATTGTTTAATAAATCAATTCCTGGTGTAGTTAATATGTTTATAGCTATCTCTTCTGGGTTTTGCATTGTTCTTAAACCGTATAAAGTCGCATAATAATCTGAAGTACCGAATAATTCAGCATATTCAACATTAGTAAACGTATCGAAAACACCATTAACGAAACCAGTTCTACCTACTTTGTAGTCATCTGTATTTGTTCTATTAACTCTGTAAGCGTCCCATCCATCAAAACCACCTGAAAATAAACAAGTGAATTTTCTAGTTCTCATACTGTTATAAGGGTGAGTAGTTGTACCATCTACAACGATAGGATCATTAAAAGTACCCACACCTACTGCGAAAACTTCGCTGTTAGTAACTGAGTCGATTATTGAAGATGCGTTAACATCCATATGGAATCCTTTTGTTTTAGTATTGTAATCATCACCAGTATTATAAGCGTTATCACCTAATATACTTTTCTTACCTTTGAATAGTAATAAATCTTGATCATAACCAAACTGGCTAGAGAATCCTAAATAATGTTTACGTACAACATCACCAGAAGAAACAACAGCGTTATCGAAAGGTGGGTCGAATATAACATCACCAGGTGAATAATATTCTAATTTATAAGGCATTTCTGGTACTGAAAGGCTTCCAGCATCATCTACTCTAAATTCGTATCCTTCAAAACCAGCAGCAACTGCATCAGAAGGTGCGTTATTAGCCATTTCAAGAACGACATAACTACTTTTTAAAGGGTATTTATTATCTATTGTACCAATTTTTCTACCGATATAATTGTCTAATGTCTCATCCATAGTACAATCAAGGAATCTTTCTAAAATAACTGGTGATTTATCAGTATCTTTAAAAGATCTTATATATAAATCGAATGTCTTCTTAGATAAATCTACGTTAGCGATAGATAACTTAATTTCAAAGTTAGCGTTAGTACCATCTGATATAGAAATTAATCTAAACAATCTTTGTGGTAACCCACCTCTAAGTTCAGATACTATAAAAGGTGTTACTGGTGACTGGAATTGGAATTTATAATGATCCCAATCATTTTCAGCTACTAGCTCAGTATGTAATCCTTTAATCTTACCTTGTAATCTACCTAAGTTTAAAGAGTTATCATAAACTTCTTCAACAAATATCATAGAATCTTTATCATTAGGTGTAGACCCAATAACTTTCTTTATATAATTAGATTTATCTCTATCTAAAGAAACTGTATAAGAAAACGTATTACCAGCTGGATTAGCAGTTGTACCCGTCAAGTCGAATGCTAAATAAGGGTCGTTAACCAACTCGTCTTTTGAAGACATACCTAAAGAAGCAACATCAAAAATCAACCTATCACTAACATAACCACCTCTACTTCTTAAAGTAGCAACGGTTTTATTATGACCTTCCTCGTTAGGTTTTGCTGATAAATGAGTTACATATAACTCTAATTCACCAGTAATAGTACTTGCCCCACTAGGACTGAAAGAATGGCAGAAAAGACCAAAACTAGTACCTTCATATTCTCCAGTACTTGAATTATAAATCATCTCATTATTTAATATGTAAGAATCTCTATCGGAAGCTGGTACACTTAAAGGTAGATTATAAGAATCTACGTAATCTGGTGCCAATCCATTAGAAACTATAGCATCAGCATCAATATCAGTTTCTAACTGAGAAGTTAATAACCCCCAGTACATAGAATGTTTTTTATCGTAAAATTGTGCATTCTGATAACCACCTATAGTAGTAAAGAAACTATTGAATACAACAGAAAATTCATCCTCCGATATTCCAGTTTCATCAGAAACATATGCTATAAGTTCAGTAGAACCAGAGACACCAGGTACATAAAAACTATCTGTAGCCGTATCAAATTCAAAAGATATAGATGTTTTAGTAACACCAGTTGTAGCCAACGTAGTATCATCAATAGCCCCCATAGTCTTAAGAGACCAAGCCATACCAGCTTCATACCCAGATAAACCCAATACTCTTGTTACGTATAATTGGTTTGATTGAGATAAATACTGTTTAGCTATATAAGGTAATTCATATTTAACTATTTGTGTATTTTTAAATTTTTGTGGATCAGTTCCACCGAAAGTCGTTTGGAATTCATCGAAATTCCTGATAAACATAGGTTGAAAAGCAGGTCCTTTAACCGTCTCACCTATACTACCCAAAGTAGTAACACCGACAGTTTCCGTTGTAAATGTTAAGTCTTTTTCCGTTGTATAAACACCTGGAGATGCATAAACTTTATTTGCCATATCTTTTAATTTTATTAATCTTTTAATTTTACTTATTGATAAATATTAAACTTTTTATCAAAAAACCATAAAGTAGGTTCATTTTAAAAAAAGTTACATTATTTTTAATTGTTTTCGGTTATAGTTATCGTTCTGTTAACTGAAGGAGTTACGATGAAATCATCTGGATCTAATATAAAACCTTGTAAGTTAAATGTGTATAATTGAACATAAAACCTTTTATTATTCAAATCTGTTACTTGACTCTCATCAGACGTATCCTCAAGAACTATAGGTATGTAATGTCCATTAACAACGGTATACGCTTGTCTACTCTGAAAATTCTTTAAAACTATAGCGTTAAACTTATTCAACTCCTCTTGTCTATAAGAGAATATTCTAACCGAATAAGTTATATCCACAGGTATAGGTTGAGGTATTTGATATATATCAACACCTCTATTATTACCATCCCAAGTAGGTACTTCAGCATAAGTATAATGTTTACCTGTAGGGATATTGTACCTAAGTGAAGGGTTTGTACCATATTTAGTATCTGGACTTCTAACTATATTAACGAAAGGTATCTTAGTGTTTTTATACTCATCGGAAAACTTCCATGTTTGAGAAAACTCATTCCAAGATTGTATACCCATCATAAAAACTGGTGTCTTATCACCATTTAAGGTTAAAGACAAATCATTATTAACGAATTCCTTAAATCCTCTATCCAGGTCTATATGTAATACACCTTTAGGTAAATAAGTATCGTTATCCGTGATCATATCCTTCATATTCTCAGCTGCACCGCTTTGCATAGAATAAGGATAAGTGATGTTAGCGCGATCTCTATTTATATTTATTTTCTTCTTAAAAGAACCTGGTAAAGCCATAATTATATCCCATTAAAAACGTTAGAATCAACGTTAGTACATTTTATTCTTCTAAAATAACCCTTATACCCGAAGTGTGAACTAGGGTTGTCACTAGTTATTTTACCATCATCAATTACAGTAAAGTATTTGAAATTATCTTCATAATCAGAATAACCAACCATATCTCCATAAGATATATCTATATTCTTTTCTTCCAACTGCTTTTTAAGTACAGTGAATTCTAAATTACCGTAATCCTGATACCTCATATTACCGTCAGGTAAATAAGACTTATTCTCACTGGTAGATAAATTTAATATAACTTTAAGTTCAACAGGTGACTTAAACCTTATATCAGAAGCGTTACCTTCTTGATAAACATCATCTACCTGAGTATTAACCCTATCTATCCTAAATAAAACTACATTAAAATTCATATCACCCTCTATTAGTTCAGTAGCCATATCCAGCTCTAACCTAAAGTCATCTTCATCATAAAATTTGTTTAACCTACTATTAGGTACCCTGGTTTTTCTATTCATATTAAGTTAATATATATTATATATAAATAGTTTAATATATTAATGAATTGACTTTTAATAAGAAATCACTACAATTATTAAATAATAAGGTTTATACGATATAAATGCGTACAACATGAAACTACCTATAGAAAAAAGGGCTTTAGATATATTAAAAACTTACAAAGGGACTAATGATCACATATTAAAGATAAAAGGTGATTATAATAAAACTAAAAGTTTTGTCCCCACAAAAGCTCAGAGTAATTACATTGTAAGAAATGGTTATGTGGAACCAATTATCGTAAATAAACTTTTCACGATAAACCCATCATGTAGAAATTTTATATCAGAACAATTGAAATTAGATTTCATACCAGAAGAAGTTTTTGTTAATAAACTTTTAAGTAGGAAAAATGATTTACTACATATAAGCGGTTGTTTTGAAGAAGGTTGTAACGAAAACTTTGTTTTCTATATTTCAAAAACCTGTATAAAACCGATAAAAACTGAACCAGATATCGATATAAGTAAATATTCTAGGCCACCAAAACCCCACCAAGTAGACGCTATAAAGAAATTATTAAGTAATGATAAGTTTATATTAGCTGACGAGATGGGTCTAGGTAAGACAACCTCAGCAATAATTTCTGCGATAGAAGGTGGTGCTGAAAAGATATTAATAGTTTGCCCAGCCTCATTAAAATTAAATTGGGAGATAGAGATATCTAATTACGACTCGTTAGATAATATAAGTGTTGTTAATGGTAATAATTTTGAAGTTAAGAAATGGACAATAGTCAACTATGATATTCTAAAAAATTTCCACCATCTACCTAGGAGAGGTGTTAATACTGAAGATCTACCTGTGTCACCTATTGATTATCATAAATTCGACTTAGTTATAGCTGATGAAGCACACTACTTAAAAAATTCACAATCTAATAGAACTAAAATATTTAACGACTTCGCCTTCAAGATACCAAAGAGATGGTTACTAACTGGTACACCTATAACAAATAAACCTATAGACTTTTACAACCTACTACACTTATGCGAGTCACCAGTAGCCGACAATTGGGTTGGTTACGTTAAAAGGTACTGTGCTGGTAAACAATTCAACAGAAAGGGTACTAATAAAAAATATTGGGTATGTTCTGGGTCATCAAATCTAGAAGAGTTAAATGAATTTTCATCAGACGTAATATTCAGAAGAACAAAAGATCAATCGGTTGACTTACCTCAAAAAACAATAAAACCAGTTTATTTACCACTAGAATTTTCTAAAAGTTATAATGCTTATATGAAAGAGTATAAAGATTGGCAGGAAGAAGCTAAACTTACTGGTGAGAAACCAAATGTAACCGAACATTTAACTAAATTAATAAAAGTTAGACAATTACTATCTTATGATAAGATACAAACAACCATTGATATGGCCGAAGAGATGATAGAAAATGGTCACAAGGTTATTATATTTAGTTGTTTCACAAACACTATAAAAGAATTTGAAGCTCATTTTGGTAATAAATGTGTTACTATAGACGGTTCTGTCTCTGGAATAAAAAGACAAGATGCTGTAGATAGGTTTCAAAATAACGAAAAAACGAAAGTGTTCTTAGGTAATATTGTAGCCGCTGGTGTTGGGTTAACCCTAACTGAAGGTAGTGTTGTAATATTTAATGATTTAGACTGGACCCCAGCAAATCATATGCAAGCTGAAGATAGAGCTCATAGAATAGGACAAGAAAATAAAGTACATATAATATACCCTTTATTTAGGGATACTTTAGATATGATAATGTATAAAACATTACAAACTAAAATGGATATTATAAGTACTATAATGGGTGATAACCCAAAAGAAGATAATACATCTATGAGTAAAGAAGTTATTAATAGTTTAAATAGTTAGTGTTCACACAAAAAACTAATCTGAACATCCCTTCTTTGTGCACCGACATCACTATCACCTGTAGGTAAAACTATTACGTTATATTTAAACCCCTCCCCCTGATCAGAAGGTAATTCGTCTGTATACACCAACGAACTGTAAGGTACGTTATACTTAGATGATATCAAATTTTTAAGTTCTTCTTCACCACCGTCATTAAATAAAGGTTTACCATCCTCTCCCTTAACAAAGTGAGGTCCTTTTTTAACAAATATGTCTTTAAACAAATCCTTAGGTACTATCTTAGAAACCTTAACATTCTCCACATCAATTTTCTCAGTTTCTCTCTTATTAGCATCATCAGAAAAATTCATAATAAAGTTTTTATCTGCTATGTTAGCTATATCCCCCATTTTAGTGTAAGCATAAGACTCTACATTAAAACCAGATTTAAGAAGTTGATTAGTAACACTTATAGCTATGTCGTAGTATTTTTTAGCAAAAAAGTCACCAGCATCATTCCATCTTATTATCAATTTTATATCCTCACCCAACTTAGAAGACTCTCTTTTTATCTTATAAGCTAAAGGGTCTAATTCATCCATTATAATATTCTCATATTCCTCTGGATCATTGATTAATAAATTAAGTCTCTGAGTATATTTTAAATTTTTACCGTCATTCATTATATAAAACCCTTTACGAGCGTAACAATTAACAGCACATGACCCAGCTCCAGGGCAAGTATTTATGGTATAAAAATTAGCGTTCTCTTTATCGTAAAGAATACTTCTTAATGCAGGTAAACCAGTGTTAACGGTATATTGCAACCCACCTTTATCACCTTTTTCCATCTTAGGGTTTCTATCAAAGATCATTTTAGGTTTAGCAGTTATCTCTCTAATAAAATGTTCGATATCAATATCACCATCCTTTAAAGGGATATTACCCCTACTAATAATAGGTTCGTTAGCACTAATCTTACCTCTATCCTTAGACTTGGTATTCAATCTTTCCAATTGACCATTAAGCATATCGACAACATCTTCTGGTGCCATACAACTCTTCTTCACATCAGAGAAATCAGAATCCCAATCAACCTCATCAACACGTTCAGATTCGTTTATTCTATAACCATATAATTCCTTTAACCTATCTAAAGATTCTTTCAATACATTACTTCCCATACCGTTTTTTTTAATAAAGAGTTTAAAACCCTTATGTATGTAAATAGTACCATACAAACACAAATAACCATTTACGTTAGTTTTTTTTATGTATAAGTTACTATTTATAATAAATAAATTACAGATGAGAATAGATCCTGCCGAAAAAGCGAAAATATACAAACAAACCAAGCACAGACTTGGTGCTCCTATAAGAAAAATACAATTAGAGGAAGATCAATTAGATTCCCTACTTGAGGTAGCAACAGAAGATTACGTAGAGTTTATACACAACTGGTTGATAGAACATCAATGGCCAAGTTTAGTAGGACTTAATGTCAATGAGGCTGATCTTACTCGAGCATTTCTTTATAGAACCTTTGACCTAGTTACCCAATACACTTACTCTTATTCAAAAATAGTAGGTTTAGGTGCTGGAGAAGGTGGTTATGTAATGAAGAAAGACTTTTTCGAATTAGAAAAAGGTAAACAAATGTATGAAATTCCAGCTAACAGAGAGATAAACGAAGTCCTATGGTTTACGCCAGCCTCATTAGATCAATCAGTTATAGACCCATTTTTAGGTGTATGGAATAATCAATTTGGAGCAGAATACATGGGGTTAGGTAGTTATTATATATTACCAGCTTTCGATATACTAATGAGAACCACTGATAGAAACCTTAAAAACAGGATGATAAGAAGTGAATTGATTTATAAAATAACTAACGCACCAGATGGTAAAAAATACGTTCACTTAATGAACACTCCTGGTGGTAGGTTTGATTTTAGAGCGGCAACATTTAATTCAGGTAAATGTTGGTATTGGTATTACGACATTAACCCAGAAATAAAAGACGATTGTTTAGCTAAAAACAAGGATATAATAAAATCGCCAATGGACGTACCTTTGGATAACGTAGATTTTGATGACCTAAATGATCCAGCTAAAATATGGATAAGAAGATACTTTGTTGCTTTATGTAAAGAGACTTTAGGTAGAGTAAGAGGTACTTTTGGTGGTAAAATACCTGTACCAGACGCTGCTATGGAAATGGAATACCAGTCACTACTATCAGAAGGTAAGGATGAGATGGTCACATTAAAAAAAGAGTTAGAAGATAGAATGGTTAGGTTTAACCCACTAGAAATGTTAAAAAGAATGTCGTCTGAAGCAGAAGAGATAAATAAAGCTTTAAAATATAGAGCGTTCCCTACACCAATAAAGATAATATAATGAGATATAATGAATCATATAAAAATGATTATTTTGATCTCACTATAAGTAACGACTCAAGAGACTTCGAAAGAGACTACAGTGATTGTGATTTGATAAATATTGATGTAACAAAAAGTTTGTGTTCTATAAAAAATAGGTACGAAGGATCTGACGTTACCATAGATAATATCACATTAACTGGTTACGATAATTATTTTTTAAATCACAGTGATAAGCAAGACCCTGACGCTATAATACAGAAGACGAGCAACGATGTGGAAGTATTCTCAAACCCAACTATAAATTATGTTGTTGAGAAAGGTGATACGTTTTGTTTACACCCAGTTTCTGGGTACACTGGTTTATACACCTACAATATAGAATTAAACAAGTTAGATAGAGGGCAATACTATAACCATTTAAAAGGTGGTTTCTACCAAGGATTTTTTAAAATAAATAACCAACCAGTAGAATGGTTCCCACATAGAGCTAAACTAGGGTGGACAGCTAATAAAGTTATACACCTACCACTACATAATGACCCCAACGGCAAATTATTAAATAATAATTACCCTGGGAACGAAGGTTTTATATTCTACTTAGGTACTAGAGCTGAAAATAAATTCTCTGACCTAACCGATATAGAAATAAGTAAACTTGACGAACACTACTCTATAAAACCCAAGGAAGGTAAAGCGATTTATAGTTATAAAGAACCAATAACACTGAACGGTATAGATAGATATATCGGTTATTACACTTTCCATAACGGATCAATGTATAGCGGTAGATCCTACACAGTGGATTCTAAACCTTTAAAATATCACGAGGAATATAAAGACTTAGATTATAACGCTATAGGGGTTAGAATAACAGAAGACGGTAGGATAGGTTATAGAGCTATATACCCTACAGATAAATGTTATACTGGTTCTACTCAAGATGTGACTGGTATAACCACAAACTCTTTCATAACTGAACCAGACGACCAATGTAAAAATCACTCTGTGAGTAAAATAGTTACAAAACATATGACCATAGAGGAGTGTTACACCAAAAAACCTATAATAAATTTAAATGAGAATAAATTCTTACATATAAGCACTGTATTTGAAAGAGACTTCCCTTATAATACTGACTGTGAGTTGAAATATGGTGATTATAAAAAAGGTACTTTATCAATATACATTAACGGGTTTTTGGTTTTAAGGAACCATGATTTTATTGAAATTATAACACATGCTTTAGATGAACAGGATGAGTTACAAAAAACAGTACCCTACAACATATCTTTCGGTGGCGGTACTCAAAACTTAATCGAAGCTACGTATTTAGATAACACCAAAAAAATAGATACGGTACTAGAAAGATTTTTCGCTGGTACATTTATGGGAGGAGTCAAAGACCTACAAATGCTATGTGTACCTCTGTATACTATGGAGATAAAAGAAATAGTCAAATCAATAAAACCAAAATACGGTTTAAGAACAATAAACGGTGGCCGAAAGGTATTTATAAATAAATTATTCTAATGATATTCAGTATAAGACAAAACTCAACGTTACCAACATTAAAAATGAAAGTTTTAAAAGACGGTAGACACGACTTCAGACATTTCGAGGAGTTACTAGAGAACTCTGTAGCTACATTCGCTATGAAGGACCAAGAAACAGGTATTTATAAAGTTGCTAACAAAGAAGCTAAAGTTGTTCTAGAGAAACCCTGTGAGGAAACATCTGAAAAAAATTATATAGTTACATACCAACTAACAAAAGAAGAGACTAACAAACCAGGTATATTTTTGGGAGAATTTAAAATAACCTTATTCGACCTTTACGACCCAACCAAGGTTTATGGTGAGTTAATAGCACCTATACACGAACAACTATATATACATATATTAGATTCATTTGTTAAAACAGATATAGTATAATTTATCCGCAACGGAAATCGCCCCAAATTGACAAGGGGGGTACAGTTTCTTATATAATGTAAAAAAAAGGTGATTATCGTTGCTAATTTTATTATATTAATAAATTTGGAGAAAAAAGGTTGTCCCTATATTAATTACAATAGGAGTACCCTTTTTTCTCCAAAAAACTAATTCTCAGTAAATCTTATAAATAATTAAACCAAATGAGTTTGTTTAATTTAAAACTTTATCTTATATTTGCCCAATACTAAAAATAAACGTAATGGCTGGATACAAGATACCTTTAGAAGATATAGAAAAATTTCTTAACGGACATGATGATGAGAAACACATCATTAACATAGAGTATGACAGAGATACAAACCTAATACATAAGATAAAACAACATCCAGAAGATGGTGTTTATATAGAAAAAGAACCTTTATTAGCCTTTATGTGGATTAAAAACCTCAACAAACTAAAGGAACGTGTTAACTTTTATGGTAATAGTGATGCTAAGATAAAATCAGCAAGAGAAAAATTTGGTATAGAAATAAAATCACTAAGACACAGTGATCATCCTAAATTAGTAGATGGTTATAAGTATCTACTAACCTGTAACCAAGGTCACCAAAGGATGTTAGATTTTTTTAGAGAAGGTGGTATATTCGTTTACGATAAAAGACCAGAGATAAGAAGTAACTTTTTAATGGTATCCCCAGTTGAACAGTATTTAATACATACTGGTAAAAGATTATTCAAAGGTTTTGAAGAATATTCAGAAATACATAAATTAGTATTCGATTTAGAAACCACTGGTTTAGATCCTGAATATAGTAGGATATTCATGATTGGTATGTACACCAATAAAGGTGTTGAAGAAATTATACCTATAGAAGACGATGATGAATCTGAAAGACAAGGTATTATTAAGTTTTTTGATAAGATAAACGAAATAAAACCCGCAATTATAGCTGGTTACAATAGCGCTAACTTCGATTGGCCTTTCTTCTTTAAGAGATGTGAAATATTAGGTTTAGATATACAAAAAATAGCTATAACATTAAAGACTGGTGAGTTAATCAACAATAGGTCTGGTATGCTTAAATTAGGTAGTGAAGTTGAGAACTACGAACAAACAAATATGTTCGGTTATAGTATTATCGATATAATTCATTCAGCTAGAAGAGCCCAAGCAATTGACTCAAGTATGAAATCAGCGGGGTTAAAATACGTATGTAAATACAATAAAATAAACAAAACTAATCGTGTTTATATAACTGGTGATAAAATAGGTGACACCTGGTACTCAGGTGATACTTTTTATTTTAATGATAGAAATGGTACGTATAATAAGACAAAGGCATCTATAGAATTTACAGATAATATATCTAGAGAATACGTACAATCACACCCAGACGAAATATTTGTTTATAGTGAGAACTACCTTAGGGAAGGTTACGGTGAAGAATCAAAAGAGATGAGAGGTGAACCTAACACCGTAGGTATTGTAACCAGAAAAAAATCAGGTACCACTGAAGACTCGTTCTTTAATGATTTGGAATTTGAAGAAAATAAAATTAAGATAAACGAGGGTATTAAAGAAATAATAAGTTTTATTGATGAGGGTAAAAAGATAAATTTCCCTACACAAGGTATAGGTGCTGATTCTTCGCAATTAAAACTGAGAGCACCAAAAACTTACGAATTCCTAATACAAACCTTAAAAGCGTTAAGAGCGTATATTGATACGATAAAAGAAGTAGATGGTAAATATATAGTCGAAAGATATCTTATTGATGATTTATGGGAAACAATGGAAGTTGATGAGATTTACAACCAAACATCTTTTCTGTTAGCTAAATTAGTACCAACCACATATCAAAGAGTATCAACAATGGGTACAGCTGGTTTATGGAAGTTACTAATGATGACATACTCATTCGAAAACGGTATAGCCGTACCTACACCAGAAGAAAGACGTAGTTTCACAGGTGGTTTATCTAGATTATTTAAAGTAGGTTATTCAGAAGAATTAAGGAAAATGGATTACGATTCATTATACCCAGCTATACAATTAGCTCACGATATATTCCCTAGTTCGGATGTAGACGGAGCTATGAAGTCTATGCTAAAGTATTTCCATACAGAAAGATTTAAAGCTAAAAACCTAGCAAGTAAATACAAGAAAGAAGGTGAGTACCAATTAGCCGATAAATACAAAAGAAAACAATTACCACTTAAAATATTTATAAACTCTATGTTCGGTGCGTTAGGTGCACCTTTAGCATTCCAATGGGCCGAAATAGACGTAAGTGAACAGATAACCTGTACAGCGAGACAATACCTAAGATTATTAGTAATGTTCTTCATAAATAAAGGTTACGATCCGTCGGTACTAGATACTGATGGTGTTAACTTCACAGCACCCGAGAGTGGTGAGGATTTTACTTACATAGGTAAAGGTATTAGTAACAGTGTTGAGGAAGGTAAAGTTTATACTGGTGTAGATGCTACGGTAGCAGAATTTAACGACCTATATATGCGTAAAGAAATGGGTTTAAGTTTAGATGGAGCCTGGCCTTCAACTATAAACCTCTCAAGAAAAAATTATGCTTTACTAGAATACGATGGTGGTATAAGTCTTACTGGGAATAGTATAAAATCTAAAAAATTACCTATGTATATAGAGGAATTTCTAAAAGTGGGTATTAAATTATTATTAGAAGATAAAGGATATGAGTTCGTATCTTATTACCATGAATACGCTGAAAAAATATATAATAGAGAAATTCCTTTAGCTAAAATAGCTACCAAATCAAGAGTTAAGAAAACGATAGAGAGTTATAAGAACAGAGGTTCTGATAAAAACGGTAGACAATTACCTAAACAAGCACACATGGAGTTAGCTGTTATAAATGATTTAGATATTAATTTAGGTGATACCATATACTACGTGAACAACGGTAAAACTAAATCTCACGGAGATTCACAATGTGATAAAGAAGGGAATATGTATGCTTCATTAGTACCTATGGATATAATAGAGAATAAACCAAATGAGATTGGTGAATATAACGTACCTAAATACTTAGACGCTTTCAATAAGAAGATAAAACCATTATTAGTGGCTTACTCCTTAGATGTTAGAAATAGAATCTTAATAAAGAAACCTGAAGACAAAGAGATATTCCTAAGATCTGAATTAAAGTTAGTTAATAACCAACCAAATGACGTCAGTGATCAAGATACCTTATTAGAATTCTACACCCCTTCACCAACAGAAAGAGAGTTCTGGGATAAGTTATCATACAAATCAGATTTTTGGTTTGAGGATGATATAACATTTAGAATACCTGGGTTTGACGAAGAAATTAAAGTTTAACCCGAATATTACTAAAACTAAAGATATTTATAATAAAATATCCTATGGAGAATAGTAAAAAAATCAAAGAATTTATCGATTCAGATGGAACGATAATAAGTGGTGATATGAAACATATCGATTACAAGAATACGTCACACGACACTACTGATGCGGCTATACTAAAAACTAGACAACCATTTGTTTTCCAAAACTACAGAAGATATTATGGTGAAGCTACTCTACCATTTAACGAAGAGGCTGACAAACAAAAAGATAGTCCAGAAAAGTTCTATGAGTTCTTGTATAAAAAGGGTTTAGAAAATACTTTTGAAGATTATTTTATAGAAGTTAAAACCAAAAAAGACGTTAAACCAGCTAACCCAGAGGAAGATATAACCAAATCTAAAAAAGATATGGCTTTCAAAATGTTGGAAGATTTAATGAGTAGAGGTAAAGACTCGTCTATAATAACTAGAGATATGCCAGTTACTATAGAAGAAATAAAAGAAAAGGAAAACCTAATATTAGGTAAGTTAGATAAGTTGATAGAATTTTTTAATGAAAACATGAATGAATCAGAAAAAAAAGTTTTATTAGATTATTTCAAAAAATCTTTAAACGATGACTAGTCTTAAGGAAGAAATAAAAAGTTACATCGAAGAAGAAAACTCTATGTTAAAAGGTAAATCTTATGATTTACCAGATAATGTATTAGAATTCTTAAAAGATTGTATAAACAAATACTCTGAACACAAAACAGTTAAAGGTTATAAAAGAGCTAATCATTTAATTAACAATCCTAACCAACCTTTCGTTAATCTAGTTATGGTAAAACATTATTTTGACAATATCGATAAAGATAGTACTAGTAAAATAGAATACGACCTAAACGGTGGTGATGTAATGAATAAGTGGGTTCAAAACCTAATTAAAAGTGAAAGAGAAAGAGTGAAGGGTCAAAAGGTTGCCAGAACCAACGCGGGTATGAGCAAACAGTTTAGACAAGATAATAAAGACAACGACTTTGATACTAGTTTAGGTGACAGGATAATGGATACACCAGACTTAATGACTAATAGTGCTTTATTAGAGAACTTAGATAAAATAAAAAACTTAATAGATAAAATTTAATAATTATGGCTAATAATATTTTAAAAAAACCAGCTTCAGAACAACTTAGACAAGTAGCTTCTGATGAAAGAGATACTAAACTAATACCCAAGAACGAGTATAAACCAAACTCATTTGAGTACGGGTCTACTAACCCTAACGCAGTAAGTGATGGTGACAACAAGGGTAAAGGTGACTTAGGTAACGGTACTGTGGGTAACGTAACAGACATTGAAGAAAGGTCTAAATTACTGGCAGTGAACAATTATAAGAATACAAATACATATCCAGACTCTTCTGTACTTTAATTTTTTTATTTTATGTTTATAATTGAAAATAACGGTAATGATAAGTTAGATGCTATAAGGAATGCCATCGAAAACAAATATGAAATTTCATTTTGGTATCGAGGTGTTAAGGTTAGTGATCCTAACGTTAAAAATTATACCAAACAAAATTATAGACGTATACAACCAGTTGCGTTAGGTAAGAGTAAAGGGACTGGTAAGTGGATGTTAAGAGGTTACCAAACCTCTGGTGCTACAAATACTGAAAATAATAAATGGAAAACATTTATCGTTGATGAAATAAAAGATAATAGTGTACAAATAATGTATGATTCTACGGGTAAAGAATATAAAACATTCGAACCTAAAAGTGATTATAAGACCGACGGTTCTGACAAAAAAATGGATAATAATAAATCAATCCATTATTTAGACGTGAATAAACCAGCTGGTCCTAAAAATCCTAATTATAAAGAATCTGAATTAGATAATAATAAAGAAGAGACAGATACTGTTAATGTTAATGAATCTTACAGTTCTGGATTTTTAAAATGGGTATATAATACATATGAATAACGAAGACAAAGCAACTAAATTAGCTCAAGGTATTGCTAACGCAAGGAAAGTGATGCAAAAAGTGGAAGGGAACACTTCCTACAACAACCAATCTAACGGTTCTCCACAACAAAGCTATAACGAAAAACAACCAGAATATATTTCTGAAGAAGAAATGAGAGCTAGAGTCCAATCAAAGAATAACGGACCTAAAAACACTATGAAGAACTTAGATTCCTCTAAAATGCCTAAAGATATATTAGAGTCATTTATAAACAACCCTATTATGGACCCAACGGTACCTGTAGGTTTAGACAGTGTTATAAGTAAAGTTAACGAGAACAATACTTACGCAACTATACAAGATGAAACTGAACCAACGGTTAGTAATATCATTAATGAATCTACACCAGAAACTAAAATATCTGGAATGGATACTAAATTAATAGAATATATAATTAAGAAAACTGTTGAAGAAACGCTAGAACAAGTTAATAAACAAACACCTATAGATGAAAATATTCAGATAAGATTAGGTGAAAAGACCTTTGGTGGTAAGATAGTATCACTTAAAGAAAATAATAAAAAAAAGTAAAATTATTAAATTATGAGTAAAGAACAAATAATGGGTATCGTAAGACACGTACTAACCTTCGTTGGTGGTATTTTTGTCGCAAAAGGATTAGCAACAGACGCTTTTATGATTGAATTAGTCGGTGGAGGTATGACACTTATAGGTGGTGTATGGTCTATCATAGATAAAGTAAAATCTAACAAAGAAGGTTAATATGAGTGTTATTAAGTTTTGTAAAAACAAATGTTGTCCAGTTGTAGAGATTAAAGATACCTCTGTGGTATTAGGTGATAAAGAAGGGCCAGAAGGAATAACAACTTGGACTAAATCTCAATTCTCCGATTTCGTAGAAGCTGCTAAATCTGGCAAATTTGATGAATTAGTTATTAAAGACAATAAATAGTTTTTAATAAAATTTAAAATAATTGAAGAGGGATTTTGTGATCCCTCTTTTTTTTATTATATTTAAACAGATGGATAGGATTAAAGTATTAATTATAGGTGAGACTTGTACAGATGAGTTCGTGTACTGTGAGGTGAATAGACTATCACCTGAAGCCCCTGTACCAGTTCTAAACCCACTAAGTATTACTAAAAACAAAGGTATGGCTGGTAATACTAAAGAGAATGTGAAATCCTTAGTAGATAACCCAAACATCATACTAGTCACACAATCAGAAACCATAACTAAAACCAGGTACGTAGAGAATAAATCTAACCATATGTTCTTAAGGGTTGATAAAGGCGAAGACTCGATAACCCCAATAGAGTTAAATGAAGATATACTAGAATCCATAAAATGGTCTGATATAGTAATAGTTAGTGACTACAACAAAGGGTTTATGAGTGACCAAGATATAAAGACCATTGGTGAATTGAGTAAATTATCTATACTAGATTCTAAAAGAAGATTGACCACAGATATGGTTAACGGATATACATTTATAAAATTAAATGAGTTAGAATACACCAATAACGTAGATTTAAAACATGATGGTTTGATAATAACGCTAGGATCTAAAGGGGCTAAATATAAAGATAAAATATACCCTTCATCAAACCCACAAGAAACTATAGACGTTAGTGGTGCTGGTGATACATTCACGTCATCCTTCATAACATCATATTATTCAAAATCTGATATAGATTTTGCGATAAATACAGCTAACAAAAAAGCTTCTGAGGTTGTTAGCAAAAGAGGAGTTGTTATAGCTAAATAAATCACCGTATTAGTTTGATTTTAAGATTAATTTTACTATTATTATGTAAATAACTAATTTAATGAGTAAAATTAATATACTAGTAAACCCTAACGACAGGGCAGGCTCTGGGAAATACAGATGTATCGACCCACATGTCGTATTACAAAACAACCACGGAGAAGATTTCTTTGTTGAAATAAACCA